GTTATAGATAATTACCTACCCGAAGGAATAGCAGACGAATTAGAAGAACATTTTTTAAGTAGAAACCCCCAATGGCGATTCCAAAGTAAAGTTGCAGTTGAACAAATGAATAATCGCTCAACCGGAACATCATCTGATTGTTTCTGGGCATTTGTTATTTGGCGGCAACCGGAAGGAATTATTGCTCCAGAGTTTGACCAATTAGTCCCAATTATAGAAAAATTAAATTATAAAGCATTAATACGAATTAAAGCAAATATGTATTCTTCAACAGAAAATATACAAGAACATGCTCCCCATCAAGATTTTACATTTAATAATAAATCGGCATTGTATTATGTTAATAGTAATAATGGTTATACAATGCTACATGGTAAGATCAAAGTAGAATCTGTAAAAAATAGACTTGTAGTTTTTGACGGATCAACTGAACATTACAGTACAAGTTGCACCGATGAACAAGTTAGAGTATCGATAAATTTTAATTTTTTATAGGTTGACCTATATTTTTGAATATGTTATAATAATAAGAGTTATTACAATGAAAGGAAAATAATGCCAACAAAAACATATAGTATAAATGAAATTGCAAAACTCAAACAACTTGTATCCGAAGGAGTCCAAGTATCGCAAGAAATACAAGATTTGCGAGAAGGATTAGGCGATACAGTTAAAGCCATTGCTCAAGAAATGGAGATTAAAGCGGCTACCTTAAACAAAGCAATTAAAATAGCCCACAAAGCATCCTATCAACAGTCGCAAGATGATTTTGAAGCAGTTGAGGATGTATTACAAGCAGTCGGACGAACTGCATGAACCAAGTTATTGTTTTTGGAGATTCGATTACATTTGGTGATGAATTAGCAGATGTACCATACGAAAAAACCAAAAATAATCCTAGTAAATTTGCTTGGCCGGCGCAATTGGGTGCAACAAATTATTCATGGCCGGGATTTTCTAATTTTGGTATTCGACGAGTTTGTATTAATTTAAGTACATTTCATCGACCTAATTTTGTTATTGTTGCTTGGTCTTATAATGATAGGTTAGAATTTTTACAAGCAGAAAACATAACAGAATTTAATCCTTATACTAAAGATACCAAAGAATATGAAAAATTATTTACTACTACTCATGCAGTAGATGCTATTGGCGATGGGTGGAAGGGAAAAATTAAAAAAAAAGGTAAGCAGTTTATTGATTTATATTACAAATATTTTTATAATGATTACGCTGGAATATACAATACATTAAATAATATATACTTTACCCAATTACATTTAGAATCTTTAAATATAAACTATAGTATGACTTTCCCTTCGTATAAATCATTATGTGCCGATGATGAATATATTTTTGATTTATTGGATTCACTAACTAATAGCCCTGGGGGCGGACCTACGGGCATGGATGTTGTAATAGGTAATATAAAACAATTATACGAATTAGTAGATTGGACAAAATTTATTTTTTTAGAAAACAAAACTTCTAAGTATTGTGGTATTATGGATTTTGCTAAAGACTTAAATGCCATATTACCTTATAAACACCCCACACAAGAATGTCATAATAAATACGCCGATGAGTTACGTAGACGCATTTTTTGATAGAGAAAAAGACGCTATACACATAGTAGAGCGAACTAGGAAGAAGCGGGAATATCAAACATATCCTGCCAAATATATCTTTTATTATCCTGATCCAAAAGGGAAATATCGTTCTATATTTGGCTCACCGTTATCTCGAGCAAGCACCACAAGCGGAAAAACATTCCGCATGGAAAAGAAAATCCATTCACATAAACAATTATTTGAATCTGATATTAATCCTGTATTTCGTTGTTTAGAGGACAACTACTTAGGCAAAGAAGCACCAAACTTAAACAAGTGTTTCTTTGATATTGAGGTAGACTTTCAACAAGAAAAAGGGTTTGCTGATCCTTCTGATCCTTTCTCAATGATTAATTCTGTCACAGTATGGTGCAGTTGGATAGAGGAATTAATAACATTAACAATTCGTCCCAAGACAGTAGACCGACAAGAAGCAGAAAAAATATGTGATAAGTTTGATAACACAATGCTCTGTAATACAGAAGAAGAATTATTAGACAATTTTTTAAAACTAATCGATGATGCAGATATTTTAAGTGGTTGGAACAGTGAAGGATATGATATCCCGTATACAGTTAATAGAGTTGCTAGAGTATTAGGCAAACAACGTATGCGAGATTTTTGTTTATGGGGTCAATATCCACGCAAAAGAGAATTTGAAAAATATGGTAGAGAATTAGAAACATATGATTTAATAGGTAGAGTACATTTAGATTATTTAGAATTGTATCGCAAATATACATATCATGAAATGCATAGTTATAGACTAGATGCAGTAGGTGAATATGAAATAAGCGAAGGTAAGATTCCATATGAAGGTACCCTTGATCAATTATATAACAATGATTATGAAAAGTTTATTGCATATAATAGACAAGATACAATGATGCTTAAAAAGATGGACGATAAGTTACAGTTTATTGATTTAGCAAATGTACTTGCTCATGCTAATACAGTAATGCTCCAAACAACAATGGGTGCAGTAGCAGTTAGTGACCAGGCAATTATAAACGAAGCACATAGCCAAGGACTTCAAGTACCAGATAAAAAGCAAAAAAGCGAAGACGAATTTAATACTGCGGCGGGAGCATATGTAGCACAACCCAAAGTAGGAATGCATGATTGGATAGGATCTATGGATTTAAATTCACTATATCCAAGTGTAATTCGTGCAATGAATATGGGTCCGGAAACAATTATAGGGCAATGTAGATTAGATAAAACCCATGCTATGGTGCGAGAAAAGATAGGCAATAAATCAAGTTTTGCAGAGGCATGGGAAGGAATATTTAATACATTAGAGTATGACTTAGTACAAGAGCGAGATATAGCAGAAAAAATTACTGTAGATTGGGAGAACGGAGAAACTGAAGAATATACAGGTGCAGAGATATATGATTTAGTTCATAACCAAGGTAATTCATGGGGTATATCAGCAAATGGAACATTATTTAGATACGATAAAAAAGGTATCATTCCGAATTTACTTGAACGTTGGTATGCAGAGCGTAAAGTTATGCAAAAGAATTTGCAAAAAGCAATAGATGATAATGACAAAAGAAGAATAGAATTTTGGGATAAAAGACAACTTGTTAAGAAAATTAACTTAAATAGTTTATATGGAGCTATTTTAAATCAAGGATCGAGGTTCTTTGACTTACGAATGGGGCAAAGTGTTACATTAACTGGCCGATCTATAGCAAAACATATGTCGGCTCAAGTCAACAAAGTACTTACTGGAGAATACGATCATGTTGGATCAACTATCATTTACGGTGATACTGATAGTGTGTATTATAGTGCTATACCTGCTCTCAAGGAGGAAATAGCAAATGGTAATGTTGAATGGGATAAAGACAAAGCAATAAAATTATACGATGCAATAGGTAAAGAGGTAAACTCTACATTTCCAAAATACATGAATAAGGCGTTTGGTATTACGCTAGAAAGTGGAGAAATTATTGCGGCGGCAAGGGAAATTGTTGCTACAAAAGGTTTGTTCATTAAAAAGAAAAGATATGGTATCCTGGTATACGATGAGGACGGCAATCGAAAAGATGTCGAAGGCAAACCAGGTAAACTTAAAGCCATGGGGTTAGATCTTAAACGAAGTGATACCCCAGAGTTTATGCAACGATTTTTGGAGGAAATTTTATTCGATATATTAAATGGAAAAAACCAAATAGAAATCTTTGTAAAAATAAAAGATTTTAGAGAAGAATTTAAAGAACGACCAGGCTGGGAAAAAGGCACACCTAAACGTGTAAACAATCTTACAAAATATACAAAGTTATATGATAGAACAGGTAAATGTGGAGTTGGACATGTATTGGCCTCAATTAACTGGAATAGACTTAGAAAAGCATATTCAGATAATTATTCAATGCAAATTGTAGATGGTATGAAAACCATTGTATGTAAACTAAAAAATAATCCAATGGGAATGACATCTATTGCATATCCAATAGACGAATTGCATTTACCAAATTGGTATAAAGAATTACCGTTTGATCATGGAGGAATGGAAAATGCTATTATAAATAAAAAGATAAACAACTTAATAGGAGTACTTGATTGGGATTTGAAAGACACAGATACCACAAATACATTTAACTCCTTATTTGAAATTTCATAGGAAAAAAATGACATTTACTGAATATGTAGATCATGTTGACAACATGATTAAAGATTATACTAAACAATTACCACGAGAAACTCTTAGAGCAATAGAAATAACCATTGAAGACGCAAAAGCAAATTGCGGTAAAATTTGGTTAGAAGATTATGTTGATCAAGAATGTAATAATTAATATTAGATTTATAAATATTAATTGATGGAACAAAAAGATAGAGAACTCTACGATTCGTGGAAATATAAAAAAGGAAACTTCATGGAATTTAATAATCCTGTTTTTCAAACCATTTTAGGTTTGATAATTTTTTATATTGGCCTTAAGATGTTTTCGGGTGGTATGAAATCAATGGGCCATATAGAACAACTTGAATGGTTTTTAGGTAATCCGTATTGGATGTTTTTTGGATCTATTGTGCTTACTATTCTTTGGCAATCATCATCATTAACTACAACCGCTATTATAGGATTTGTTGCATCTGGTGCATTGCCTTTACCGTCTGCAATTGCCGCTATACTAGGTGCAAATATTGGCACCACTGCTACCGTATGGATTGCAGGTATACTAGTAAGCGACGGAATGCCTGTGGGCATTACACGGCAGGTAGCTCTTGTACATACAGGTGTGAATACAATTATGGCAATTGCTTTACTTCCATTTGTACAACCTATATCACGATTTATATCAAAATTTTAAAAAAATACTTGACATTAGCCATTCGGCATG